GCGATCATGCGCTCGACCTGGGACTCGAGCACGCTCACCAAGACGCAGGCCGATTTCACCTCGCTGACGACCGGCGCCAACAGCATCATTTTGACGTCGGGCAATCCGATCACGCTGGGCTTTCGCGTCGGCGACGTCATCCGCGCGACCGGCCTGCCGGATGCTGCCAACAATAGCAAGAATCTCCGCATCACCGGGCTGTCCGCGACCACGATCACGGTCGCCGAGACGCTTATCGTCAATGGCACGCCGGACACGTCCTGTTCGCTGACGCGGCCAGGCAAGCGGCTGATCAATCCGGCGACGCTGTCGAAAGCCTATTTCACGCTCGAGGAATACGAGGGCGATATCGACCGCTCGACCTTGGCGCAGGATTTCGTCTGGGGCCAGGTCAAATTTTCCATGGCCGCAAACGGCCTCATGATGGCCGAGGTTTCCGGCACCGGGACCGGCAACATCCAGGCGCTCGCGACCGGCGCCTCGCCTTACTACACCTCGCCGGCTGCCACGACTGACGTGCCGTTCTCGGTCGTCGACGCCACGATCAGGCTTGGCGGCGTCGACGTCGTCGAGCTCACCTCGTTTGATCTCACGCTCAACATCGCGCCGGAAGCGCCGGCGACCTTCGGATCCGGCGCGCAGAAATATTCGCCGGATGTTTTCACAAACCCGGTCCAGCTCGGCATGAACATCACGGCGTTGCGCAAGGATCTCAACTATCTCGCCGATTTCATCGCGGAGACGCCTTACACGCTCAATGTGCTTGCCGTCGACAACATGAGCGAGCCGAAAGATTTTCTCTCGATCACGGTGCCGAATTTTACGCTCGGCAGCGTCGATCCGAGCGCGTTCGCAAAGACCGGCGGCGCCAGGACGCAGACGATCGCGATCCCGAACGCTCTCGCCGGCGTCTCCACCAATTCCGCCGGCGGCTTCGATCCGACCATGATCGCTTTCCAGACCACGGCGCCTTAAACCGCGCTAGATAATCAGACGAGGGGACAATGACTGATTTCGATCTATCGGAGATGGATGCGCAGGACGAGGGCGAGCTCGTCATCAAGCATCCGAAAACGCAGGAGCCGACGACCTGGATCTGGACCTTCTATGGTCCAGGTCACGCGCGCACGATCGAGCTCGCCAACCGCGCCGCGGCCGTGGCCTTGAAAAAGGCTGCGGCCAGGCGCCAGGCGCAGGCCAACGGCAAGAAATGGAAAGAGGACGAGCAAAGCTTTGACGAGCTGCGGATCGACCAGGTCGAGAGCATCGTGGCGCGGACGCGCTCGTTCACGCCGGTCAAGCTCGAGGGCGCCGTGATCGAATTCTCGGCCGACGCCGCCAAGCGTCTGTTGCTCGATCGCCGCAAGGGCTGGCTGCTCGAGCAGATCACGGAATATCTGCAAGAGCAGGCAAATTTTATACGGCCCTCCGGGACGAGCTCATAGGCTTCGCCGAGAGGGCTTTCGAGCTCGCGCGCCTCGAGGACGGCGTCCCCTTGCGGGACGTCCTCTTTGGCCTGCTCGAGCGCACGCGCAACGATGACAAGCGCGCCGAGCTCGAGGCCGAGCTCACGGTCCCGCCGCTGCCGCTCGAGCTCGAGCACGTCTGGCGGGCCTTCTGCCGGCTCAATGCGCGCCGGCGCGTTGGTTTTGCGCTCGAGCCGATCGGGTATGCCGATCTCGAGGCCTTCATCCGGCTGACCGGCGTCAAGCTGTCGCCATTCGAGATCCGCCTGGTCGAAGATCTCGACAATCTTTACCGCGAGAAAAAGGCTTAAAGGTCCCTCCCATGTCTCAACAGGCCGTCACCGAGCTCGTGATCGACGCCGACACCTCCGGCGCCGATCGTTTCGCCGCGGCCATGGACAAGGCCGCGGCCTCGACCGCCGGCGTCTCGAGTGGCATCGGCTCGACCTTGCTTGCGATCGCCGGCATCGGCGGCGGCACGATCGCAGCGATCGCAGGCGTCCAGGGCATCGTTAACCAGGTCGTCGACGCCAACAAAGAATTGGCCGGCATGCAAACCCTGGCCGACCGGGTCGGGCTGTCGCTGAAGGATCTGCAGGGGATCAAGTTTGGCGGCGCGATCGCGGGGCTAACCGACAACCAGATCAATTCGGGCCTGGAGAAATCGGCCGAATTGCTCAATGACGCGCAGCGCAATGCCAATTCGCTGTCCAAGATCTTCGACGCCAACGGCTTGAGCATCAAGAATGCTAACGGCCAGCTGATCTCCGAAAACCAGCTGTTGCAGACCGCGGCCGATCTGATCCGCAAAGCCTCGACGCCGCAGGACCAGGTCGCGATCGCGCAAATGCTCGGTTTCACCAAGGAATGGATCCCGCTGCTCGAGCAGGGGTCGACGGCGATCGGCGGCCTTGGCGACGAGGCGAAAAAGGCCGGCGCCTTGATCGACGACGCGACGATCCAGCGCGCCAGCGATTTCGACGCGCAATGGCGCAAGAGCTCGGTCGAGTTCTCGACCTATATGAAAGCCGCGCTGTCGGGCCTGTTGCCGATCGTCGACGATTTGATCCAGGGCGCAGGCAAGTTCATTGCCTCGATCGACAAGGGCAAGATCCAGCAACACGCCGACCAGGCGCTCGCCGGTTTGGGCGAGGCGACCGGGATCCCTGACGCGGCCGGCATCAAGATCGACGGCGAAAGCATGAAACGCGCCGTGCAGATCTTCGAGTCGTCCTCGGCGTTTTCGCTCGACACCTGGCGGCAAATGGGCGCGGCGTTCTCGGCGAGCATTCAGCTGATCGGGCCAGAGGAGATCAAATGGCTGCAGGGCGTGCAGGCGGCGCTGCACGACACCAGCCCGGCCGCGCTTCTGTCCGGCGCTTCGCAGCAAAACTTTTGGGATCAGGAATTCGGCGCGCTCAAGGGCATGTCGGCCGACGCGAGCGGCGCCGGCCTGTCCGGCGCGACCAAGATCCCGTCCAAGGACACCGGGGGCGACGCCGTCGATCGCGCGATTAACCAGCTTCGCAAGCACACCGAGCAACAGCTCGCCGACGCGCAAGCGGTCGGGCTTGGCGACGCCGCGCTCGCCTCGTTCCGCGCAACCGCGGCCGAGACGGCCGCAGTGCAAGCCAACGGCGGCAAGGAAACCGAGGCACAGGCGCAAAAGTTCGCCGAGCTGCGCGACCAGGCGGCAGGTGCAGCGGACGCGCTGGCGCGCGCCAAGGTCGCTTCGCAAATCGATTTCGGCAACAAGACCATGTTGCTGTCCTCCGACGACGTCGCGATCGCAAACCAGCTCAAGGGCATTTACGGAAACGACGTGCCGGCCGCGCTCGCCTCGAGCCAGGCTGCGGCGCTGCGGCTCAACACGACGTTCAAGTCGCTATCCTCGGCGATCGAGAACGACGTCACAAACGGCCTGGTCGATATCGTCTCGGGCACCAAGACCGCCAGCCAGGGCTTTGCGGATCTCGCGGCCGCCGTCGAGAAATCGCTCGAGCAAATGGTGATCAAGATGCTGATCGTCGAGCCGATCATGCGCAGCCTGCAGTCCTCGCTGTCCGGCAGCGGCCTGTTGTCGTTCCTGACGCCTGGCGGCTCGGCGCTGCCTGGCACCGCCGGCAGTTCGTTTTTCGGGCCTGTTGCGCCGAGCGCCTTCGGCAACGTGTTTCACGGCGGCCAGATCATCCCGTTCGCGAGCGGCGGCCTTCCCGATATCGCCTCAAGTCCGACAATCGCGCCCATGGCGCTATTCGGCGAGGCGGGGCCAGAGGCGATCATGCCGCTGCGCCGCGGCGCCGATGGTTCGCTCGGCGTGGCCTCGGGCGGCGGATCCTCGCCGCAAGTCAACGTCACCCTGGTCGAAAATCCGAATGCGCAAGGGACCGTGTCGCAGCAAAAGAACAATAACGGCGGGATCGATCTCGAGATCGCGATCGCGCAGATCTCGGCCAAGAGCGCGGCAACACCTGGCGGCGCGCTCAACCGCGTCATGGTCGACCAGCTCGGCAGTCAGCAGCGCCTGGCGCGGCGCTAAGGCGCTCGAGTAGCGCGGAACGCGCGTTAAGCGAACAGCGCAAAAGGACACGTCATGGCGGAAACCTGGCCTAGCGACCTGCCGCAGCAACTGCTCTTGAACGGCGCAAGCCTCGCCGAGGGCGACGGCCTGGTCGAGTATGATCCAGATATCGGGCCCTCGATCACGCGCCGCGGCACGACGGCCGTCATGCGTCCCTTGGTCGGGACCATGATTTGCTCGAGCGCGCAGATCTCGAGTTTTCGGACGTTCTTTAACACAACGATCATGGGCGGCGCGCTGGCCTTCACCTTCCCGGATCCGCTCGGCGGGGCGGCGCTGCTCGTGAAGTTTTCCAAGAAAGGCGGCATGCCGCAGATCGTGCCGTTAGGGGCCGACAATTATCAGCTGTCGCTGTCCGTGATGGTGCTGCCGTGAGGGTTCTCTCGCTGAATTTTCGCCAGGCGCTATTCGCGCAGGAATCGAGCGAGGTCCCGATTTTCCTTCTGACCATCACGCATCCGCAGCTGACGACGCCGATCCTGCTCTCGACCGATCCGACGACCAGGATATCCGACGAGCCGCTGGTCTATGGCACGACAAGCCGCGGCAGCACGTTCCTTTATGCCGGCGTGCAATTGACCTTGCCGGACGAGCAGGATCGCCAGGCGCCTAGCTCAAAGCTGACCGTCGACAACATCACGCGCGACCTGATCCCGCTGGCGCGCTCGATCGCGACGCCGGCGTCGATCATGATCGAGGCCGTTCTTGCGTCCGCGCTCGATACCGTCGAGATGACCTTTCCGTCGTTCCAGATGACGGCGCTGACCTATGACGTCTCGACGCTGCAGTTTGATCTCACGCTCGACGCGCTGACGACCGAGCCTTTTCCGGCTGGCGATTTCTCGCCGGCCTATTTTCCGGGGCTGTTCTTTTGAACGTGTTTGATCATTACGTCGGGATCCCCTATCTCGACCGCGGCCGCACGATCGCGGGCTGCGATTGCTACGGGCTGTTGCGCCTGGTGCTGGCGGAGCTGCGCGGCCTCGAGCTGCCGTCGTTCTCCGATCTCTATGTCACGGCCGCCGATCGCCACGCGATCGCCTGCCTGATCGAGGGCGGCCTCGAGCAATGGGACCGCGTAGCTCCTGGCCTGGAAAAACCTTTCGACGGCGTCCTGATGCGCCGCGGCCGCGAGATCCGGCATATCGGCGTTGTCGTCGAGCGCGGGCTCGTGCTGCATGTCGACTGTGGCGAGACCAGCCGGATCGAGCGCTATACCTTGCCGCCGCTGTCGCAGCGCGTGGTCGGCTTCTACAGGTTTCGCCAGCAATGACCGAGCTCGTCTGCCGGCCGCTCGAGGGCGAGATCATCCGGCCTGGCGCAACCGTGCGCGTCGTCGGCCGCGCGCATCCGCTTGCCGGATCCCGCGTCGAGCTCGAGCTCGAGGCGGGGCTGTCGATCGCCGAGATCCTGGAGCGCGCCGCGGGATCTTCCTTTGCCGGCGGCCATGTCGTCTATCTCGGCGATCATCCGATTCAGCCAGAGAATTATCGCAAGATCCGCGTCAAGCCTGGCGCGGTCGTGACGTTCTTTCCGCGGCTGCAGGGCGGCGGCGGCGCTGTCTGGAAAAGCGTTCTGGCGCTCGTGATCGCGGTCGCCGCGATCGTGGTCGCGCCATATGCGGCGCCGTTCCTGGCGGCCGCGATCGGCATTTCGGCCGGCGTGGCGCAGGCGCTCGTCGCCGGCGGCATCATGCTGGCCGGGACGCTCGCGCTCAATGCGTTGTTCCCGGTCCGGCCGCAGCAAGACCAGGTCACGACGGGAACGCTTAACTCGATCCAGGGCGCGCAGAACCAGGCCAATCCGTTCGGTCCCGTGCCGGTCGTGCTCGGCCGCCATCTGCAGTCGCCGTATTATGCGGCCAAGCCTTACACCGAGATCATCGGCAACGATCAATATTTGCGGCTGTTGTTCTGCCTCGGCTATGGGCCGCTTGCGATCGACAGCTTGCAGATCGGCCAGACGCCGATTGCCAATTTCGAGGGCTGCTCGGTCGAGATCCGCCAGGGCTTTGCCAGCGATACGCCGGTCACGCTTTACCCTGGCGAGGTCGACGAGCAGACGCTGTCGCTGACCTTGATCGATGGCAATGACCAGCCAGGGCAGAACGGCGTTGGCGGCGCCTGGACGTCAAGCGTCTTTACCGCTGTTGACACCGACCAGATCTCCGTCGATTTCACCGCGCCTGATGGCATTCACATGTCCGATCGGAACGGCGGCAATGATATCACCTGGCCGGTTTCGGTTTCGATGCGTTATCGCCTGGTCGGATCCGGCGGCGGCTGGGGCGTGCAGAACGCGACCTTTACGCGCTCGTTCTATCCGACGCGCCGCGGCATCGTCGTCAACGTCGCGCGCGGGCAGTATGAGGTCCAGGCGCAGCGCCTGACCGGCAACGGCGATCCGAACTATGCGGCCGACACCGTCGTTTGGACGGCGCTGCGCTCGCTGAAGCAAGCGGCGCCGCTTGCCTTCCCGAAACCCTTGGCGCTGGTTGCGCTGCGCATCAAGGCGAGCGACCAGCTGTCCGGCGTGATCTCGACGTTCAATTGCATCACGACGTCGCTCGTCAAGGCCTTCAACGGCACGGCCTGGGTCGCGAATACGGCCTCGCAAAACCCGGCCGACCTGTTCCGGCACGTGCTGCAGGGGCCGGCGAACGCGAGGCCGGTTCCTGATGCGCAGCTCGATCTCGCGACCTTGCAAAGCTGGCGGGCCTATTGCGTGGCCAATGGCTTCAAGTTCAACCAGGTCATTACCTCGGCCGGCTCGATCTATGACAAGCTCTGCGATATCACGGCCGCGGGCCGCGCCGTGCCGACCTTCTCAGACGGCAAATGGAGCGTGATCTGGGATCGGCCGTCTGATCCGATCGTGCAGCATTTCACGCCGCGCAACTCCTGGGGGCTGCAGGGCCAACGCGCCTATGCGCAGCAACCGCACGGCTGGCGCGTGTCCTTCATCAATGAGGCAAACGGCTTCACGCAGGACGAGCGCATCGTCTACGATGACGGCTATAGCGCGACAAATGCCACGCTATTCGAGGGGATCGAATTTCCCGGCGTGACGGATCCCGCGCTCGTCTGGAAACATGGCCGCTTCCATATCGCGCAGGCGCGGCTGCGTCCCGAACAGGTCTCGATCTCGACCGGCTGGGAGCAATTGATCTGCCAGCGCGGCGATCGCGTGCGGCTGACTCATGACGTGATGCTGATCGGGTTAGGGGCCGGCCGCGTCAAGGCCGTCGCCGGCCAGGTCGTCACAACAGACGAGACGGTCACGATCGAGGCCGGCAAGACCTATGGGCTGACCTTCCGCGTGCCCGACGACGCGCGCTCGGTCACGGTTGCGGTCGATCCTGCAACAGCCGCCGGCGACTATACGCAATTGACCGTGATCGGCGATCTGTCGCTGGTCGTGCCTGGCGTGCTCTATGGCTTCGGCGAAACCGGCCAGGAAACCGCCGACTATCGCGTGCAGGGGATCAGCCACCAGAAAGACCTGGTCGCGACCTTGACACTCGTCGACGACGCGCCGGCGATCTCGACCGCCGACCAGGGCGCAATTCCGGCCTATAATCCGAACGTCTCGATCCCGGCGGATCCGTTCACGCTACCGCCGCGCAACCTGGTTTATACGCAGGTCATCGAGGGGCAGGGCGCCAACGTCTCGGCGGTCGTGCGGCTCGCCTGGCAGCTGCCGCGGACCGGCAACGTCGTTTCATTCGACGTCCAGGCGCGCGACGATGACGCCGGCGGCGATTGGGCGACCGTCGACAGCGTGCCGGTCCCGCGCATGACGACCGACGTCGCGCTGACGACGGCCGGGATCTGGTCCTATCGCGTGCGTTGCGTGTTCTCTGACGGCACCGTCTCGACATGGACGTCGCTGCTCGAGCTCGCGCTCGCGGGCCTCGGCGTTGCGCCTGGCGACGTCACGAATTTGCATATTCGTGCGGTCGACGGCCAGACCGTGCTGGATTGGACCATCGTCAGCGATCCGCGGCTGCTGTTCTATGAGGTCCGCAAGGGCACCAGCTGGGACACCGGCCTCGTCGTCGGCGATGCCGTGACGCAGCCGCCGTTTCCGACGACGGGCGATGGCACCTATCACGTGCGCGCCTATGTGCTGTCGCCGTTCGGGGCGCGGGTTTATTCGACCGACGACGCATCGATCGATGTTTCGGATTCGATCATCTCGCGCAATATCATCCTCTCGAGCGACGAGCAGGGCGCGGGCTGGCCTGGCAGCCGCGACGGCGCCGTGATCGACGGCAGCTTTATCCGCAGCGATCCCGCGGCCGTGCTGTCGACGCCATGGGGCGCGGAAATCGTTTCGCAGCTCGCGCTGTCGGGCACGCATATTGCGATCTACGTGTCGCCGCAGATTGTCGACATTGGCCGGCCGCAGGAATGCCGGTTCTGGACGCTGTTTGAGGCGGACGGGATCCTGCAGGGCGACAGCTTCCTGGATCAAACCGACGTCCTGGGATCACAGGACCTGCTCGGGGCGTCGCCGACGCGCTACATCCAGGCCTTTCCGATCTGGCGGTTTGCGTCGAGCGGCGCGATCGACGCCTTTGCGCCGGCCGACATTTTCTCGCCAAGCGACATTTTCGGCGCCGGCGTGACCTGGGGCGATTGGGTCGCGATCGCCTCGGGCACGCGCGTGGCGCGTTTCTACCAGCCGGGCCTGGTGCTGATCACAAACCGCGCCGACACCAATGCGACCGGGACAAAGTTTTCCTGGTTCGTCGACGTGCCTGACCGCACCGACGACTATACCGAATTGAGTGTGCCGAATACCGGGCTCGCCGTGACCTTCTATTATGGCGGTTATGACGCAGCGCCAGGCGGCGCCGCCGTGCCGCTGCCGTTCGCCGGCGGTCCGAACGGGGCGACCGTCCCGCACGTGCAGTGCGCGATCGTCAACCCGACCAACGGCGACGAGGTCAAGATCTCCAACCTGACGGCGGCCGGCTGCACGGTCAACGTCGTCAACGCCGGCGCCAATGTCGCGCGGTCCGGCGTCAACCTGCTTGTCCGCGGCTACTAAAGGGGGAATTTCGGCAATGACCAGGAAGCAAGGCGGCGCGGTCGCGGGAATCGCGCTCGTCGTCGTGATCGGCTGGCAGCTCGTTTCGTCGATCGTCGTGCCGCAGCTTGCGCGCGCCGTGCAGAACGAGCTCGTCCCGCCGACGTCGGGCATCTATACCGGCGTCCAGTATTCGCAAAAGATCGGCGACGCCTTCCGATCGCTGGCGAGCTGCAACAAGGGGGCGACCGCGCCGGCCAATGTCGGCGGCAGCGCGGTCGACGGCCTTTGCTGGATCGATGATTCCGGCTCCTATTGGCTGGTCAAGCGTTACGTCAACGGCGCCTGGGTCGTCGAGGCCGCGCTCAATCCGACCGATGGGACCTATATCGGCTCGATCGGCGGCGGCGTGCCGGCCTCGATCGACAGCGCGACGGGTCCCGTGATCGATCTCGGCGCCGTGCCGCAGGCGAACATCTCGATCACGGGGACGTCGACGCTTTCGGGTTTCGGATCCTCGGCGCCGAGTGGGACCGTCAAGTTCGTCCGCTTCACGAGCGCGCTCACACTTACCAACTCGACAAGCCTCGCCGTTCCCGGCGGCTTTGACCTGGTGACGGCCGCCGGCGATCGCGCGACCGTGACGCATCTCGGATCCGGCAATTGGGAGATCACGCAGTTCACGCGCGCCAACGGGATCCCGATCGATATTTCCGCGGTCGGCAAGGTCAGCTTTGATTTCTCCGAAAGCGTGCCGCCGCTGCATGTCGCGGGCTACGGCCAGGCGCTCTCGCGCAGCGCCTATCCGGCCTATCTTACCAAGGTCGCGCGCGCGCAGAACGGCACCAGGACGTCGGGCAATGCGACCATCACGGGCCTGTCGAATACGGCGGGCTTTGCCGCGGGCATGCCGGTCGAGGCCACGGGCATTGCCGCCAGCTGCACCATCGCAAGCGTGTCCTCGAGCTCGATCACGCTCAATTCGTCGTCATGCGTCACGGCCTCGGGAACGTCGACCGTGACCGTCTTCCTGTATGGCTACGGCGCG